GTCAAGGAGTCGGCCGACGAAGATATTTTAGCTTGGATGGCACGTTTTTCTAAGTTAGGTAACATGAAGGGTTACGGTAGGTAATGAGACTATCACAGCTTAGTAAGAAAGTTGCAGAGGCAACCGAAACTAAGCTGCCGAGTAAGCCGGTTCCGGAAAAGCAGGCAGCTTTAGAAAGTATTATGCATGATATGCATAAGACGATGCTTACTGCTGATGTACTAATGCGAAAATTAGAACAATTATTAGAGAAATAGTTCCTTTTTTGTTAACACCAATATTGACTTTCTAGTAAGTAACTGTTATACTGTTATTTATTGGAGAGTCGTATGACCCATAAAGAAGATTTTTTACAAAGTTGTCTTGTCTTAGACACAGAAACAAATTCTGACGATTATAAGATTGCAGAAATTGTCGAATCTGGATTTGTCATCCGCGAAGGTGACAACTGGACAATTTTTCAAGAACTGCACAAGCCGATAGATCGTCCTATTCCACCTAAGGTGGAATCTATTTGTTACATTACAAATAGCATGGTCGAAGATAAACTTTCGTTCCTTGATTCTAAGGAAACATTTCAAGCAGTCATTGATGGCTACTCAAACGGATATTTGGTAGCACACAATCACTTCTACGATATGCGTGTTTTAGAAAGACACGGAATCGACACATCAAACCACACATGGATTTGCACATGGCGAATGGCAAAAAAGTTGTTCAATGGTGTCGAAGACATCAGTGAAACTAACTTGCCTTATTTGCGCTTTGCATTAAAACTAGATGTTCCTATCGAGATGCGCTGCCACCGTGCTGGCAACGATTCGTACATGACTGCAAGGTTGCTCGAATTATTTGTCGATATGATGGAAGGCCTCAGTATCCTTAACCTCGACGAACCATATGGTCCTCAGATTGCGCGGTGGGCAGCAGAACCTATTATCTATGAAAGAATGCCCTTTGGTAAGCATAAGGGTGAATTAATGACCTCAATTCCGCACAGTTACTGGCAATGGGGCATGAAGAATACAGACTGGTTTAACGAAGAAGCAGATAATTTTGATCCAGACCTTCTTGCGAGCATACATAAGGCTCTTGAGGCGGATTAATGCCTGTCACGATATAGAATATGTATGCTATTCGACGTGGCTCTGATGGACAAGGACAATTCTTAGCTGACGGGCCTGTGTATACAGGCGGAAATCCCCCAACTCCTTCGCCTCTATGGCAACACTTAGATGGAGAAAGAGGAATTTATGTAGAGAACTCTTTCTGGATTATAACAAAGAGAAAGGAACGGTTGGAAAAGATTTATAGAGCACATAAATTAACAGTGGTTACACTAACCGACGAACAGCTAGAATATCTTAGCTTTAGAAAGCTCAGGGGTTATTGACCGTTCGCATTCCTAGCGCCATCCATGGTTTGAGAGGCAATCATTCTGGATGCGTTAGGTTCATAGCGTTGAACTTTGCGATTATAAGGTAACCCGGCGGCAGCTAAGGCATACTGAAGACCCCTGTAACCGGGTGACTGAAGTTTCCCATCTTTTGGGCTGTTTGTATACTCGGGCTGTGGCCTATCTACTGGTTTGGTAAAGACTGGAACAACTTCTTCGTTAAACCATTCCTTAAAGTGTTTATCATAATACTCTTTGTTCTGTTCTTTGTATCTTACATCTTCGGGGTTGTAGAACTTTTCACTAGACTCACTGGCTTCTTTATAGAAGCGAGCAACAACATCAGTAGAACTTTCATTTAGAATATCTTTTATACGCATAAATATATTTATCATATCTAAATGCAAAGAGTCATGCCATATACAGTAAATATCAACGGGTCCATTAACGATCATCATACAGACAATATAAGGGCTGCTATAAATGCACTAGATCTAGATCCTTTGTTAGAACTCGAAATTCATATTGAATCTGCCGGCGGCGACCCGGATGCGGCCAGGGATATATTCTATCTGCTTAAGAATCACAGGGCCAGGACCACAACCATCACAAATGGGAAATGCATGAGTTCGGCAGTCTTAATATTTCTTGCCGCAGATACAAGAGTGGCAGGCAAGAATGCAGATTTTATGATACACCCAACGAGCTGGACATTGTGGGGTATGTATAGTTTCCTTAAAACATATAAGTCGTTAAACTCCTCGGCAGACTTGACTTTAACTATATCCGAAGTGTATACTATACAGGCGCAATTGAATACTGCGGCAAAGCGACTAATCGAGATAGAGGATTATACTGATGCAATCTTTGCCGAGAGGGCAAGGCTTACAAAAGAACAATTTACAAACAGGCGCAGTGTTAATACTGATAAACACTTCACCCCCGAAGAGTCACTAAAGTTTGGAATATCAACTAAAATTATCTAAAGGACATAAATGCAAAACGCTCTTATCCCAATCGTAGTAGAACAGACTGCCCGCGGCGAACGTTCGTACGACCTGTACTCCCGAATGATGAAGGAACGAGTAGTTTTCTTCACTGGCGAAGTTGAGACAAATATGTGTAACGTAATGGTTGCGCAGCTTCTGTTTCTTGAGGCAGAAAATCCCGAGATGCCTATTAACATGTATATTAATAGTCCGGGCGGAAGCGTTTACGACGGGCTTGCTGTGTATGATGTTATGCAATATATTAAGTGCCCGGTTGCTACTTATGTTACAGGTATGGCAGCCAGCATGGGCTCGTTTATCGCTCAAGCCGGTGCACCAGGTATGCGATATCTTCTTCCTCGTGCAATTACGATGATCCACCAACCATCATCTGGAACACGCGGCAAGGTTTCTGACATGGAGATTGATCTTATTGAAAGTCTTCGCATTAAGAAGGAAATGACCGAGTTGTATGTAAAGCATAACTCAAGAGGTGTTCCATACGATAGGTTCGTTGAATTAATGGACAGAGATAAGTGGCTCACTGCACCACAGGCCCTTGAACTCGGATTAGCCGATCATATCGTTGATAAAAGAGCATGATACAAATAACAGAGAAAGCAAAAGAAAAGATTATATCTATTCTTGATGAAGAAAAAGCATCTATACTTCGCTTTGGCCTCCAAGGCGGTGGGTGTAATGGCTTCACATATTTCTTTGCAATGGGGGAGAATAAGGAAGAAGGTGATTTAGAAATTACTCTTTCCGAAACCCATACACTCGTCGTTGACTCGATGAGCATGATGTATCTTGCTGACGCTGAGATAGATTATAAGAAAGATATAATGGGTGAAAGTTTCGTATTTAATAATCCCAATACTTCCACTTCTTGCGGCTGCGGACATTCGGTGGGGTTCGGCTAATTAATAGTTATCGAGTTATATATAATTTTAACTAAATAGCATATAACGAGGAATAACAAATGGGATCACCATCTAAGGCTTTACTGAGTGTTGAGGGAATTAGGGCTCTGTATGAGTACGGCCTTGGCTGGCTTCTTACCGTACCTTTAAGATACATATCTCCGAGGGGCGATGGGCACCCGGTTATAGTTTTGCCAGGGCTCGGCACAGCCGACGGATCAACACATTATATTCGAAATCATCTTTATGAGTTGGGGTATGATTCTCACCCGTGGGGCCTAGGCAGAAACATGGGTCCTCGTCGCGGCATCGATGCGCTGATAAAGCAATTATGTGATAGGGTAAATGTTATTCATAAACAGTCAAACGGTCAACAGGTGAGTATCGTTGGTTGGAGCTTAGGCGGTATCTATGCAAGAGAAATTGCAAAGATCATGCCCGAATCCGTCCGACAGGTAATTACCTTAGGTACACCGTTTAAGGCAGGGACAGAATCAACGAATGCTGAATTTTTATATCAAATATTAAGTAAAGATACAAGCCATAGAGATCCCAAAATTATTGAGAGGATTAGCGAACCACCACCTGTCCCATTTACGTCTATATACAGTAAGACAGACGGCGTAGTTCATTGGGAATCCTCGATAGAGGAACCTGGCCCTCTTACCGAAAATATTGAAATACCGGGTGCTAGCCATCTCGGTCTAGGGCATAATCCCATTACGATGTATATTCTAGCAAATAGATTAAAACAAGAGAAAGAAACCTGGCAACCTTATACCAGGGGATAGAGAAAACCGGGTTAATAGCCCGGTTTTTGCATACTAACTGCTAGATTTGACATTATGTCAATATTATGTTACAGTATACTATATTGAGGAGTTTATGAAAAAGAATATGTATGTCCCGATGAACGAACTAATTCGAGATAAAGAAGTATCTTGGACGTTTACTCATATAAATCTCCCGTACCACGAGATTGCCAGGAAGGGTATTGTTATATGGTGTGTTGAGAACCTCGAAGGAAGATGGACAATGTTAGGAGGTAACAAGTTTGGATTCGAGGACGGTGCAGATGCTACTGTCTTTAGAATGCAATTTGGGCTCGGTATTTAGTAAGGAAATAAATAGATTTGTAGAACCTAAGGAGAATATTATGTACGACAGCGCCGAACTAAAGCAGAGATTCGTAATCATTAAGAATTCTAACCTCGATGATGCTACCATCCTCGACGAGAACTATAAACAACTTATAAGAAATGCAGACAATCCAGATGAACAGCAACAATTCCGAATTCTACACTCTACAGCTCAACGAAGAATTGAGAAACTTACGAAAGAAGTTGGGCAGTCGTCAGATTGAAGTGGCTAACCTTTTTAATAACTACGGTTATATTTCAGAATTAGATATACCTGTAGATCAAACAGGGACCGCAAGTTCTCAGATTGATCTACGGCTATCCTTTAATATTAAATTTTATTCTTTCCCTCATTTCAGAAGATTCTACGAAGATCTCACATCTTTGGAAAAAGCAGCAGATGAGGAATATATCAGAGAAAGAAACCCAGCAGTCCGACAAGCATGGGAAGAGTACCAATTACTATTAAAACTTACAAGGTAAAATGCTCAATATAGCGAGACAGATATACGTCGGATGGGATTCGACAAAGCAAAAATACGAGTTACCGGAAGCCGAAGTTATTCCGTTAGGAGATTCAGCTAACGAAAAAAGAAAACTCGAAACTATAATAGCAAGGTATCCAAATCTCAGGGAACACGAAAATATTCCCCTTCCGGGATTTACATTGCATAAGACCGATAGAAAAAACTGGGGATCAGTTGACCAAACTTGGTTGGTAATTGACCCTCGGGGATTTCTCGTTAGAATTTCTTCTCAGAATCTTGAAAGAATACTTCATGTCACCGGTATCACAGAAGGCCTTATTCAGGAAGAGTGTGTCTGGGCAAGAGAAAATACAGAGACAAAAATGACATTGGTTCCCGTAAGTTCTTCTAGTTACCGAGAGGCGGTAAGAAATACAGAACTTATCGAGGGAAAGATAGATATGAAGCTGGTGCAGATTGGTGACACCGTACTATTGCAAAATAAATTGCAAGGAAGATATCTCGGATCTATTTCACTATACGGCCCTGTTATCGATACTGTTAGAAATGAATTTAAACCGCAGGTATGTTTACGACGGCAGGTCATTGAAGTAACTCCGAATAATTATCATTACCAAACTGATCTAAAGATTCTCAAGGTATTGGAAAAAACTGATAGCCCAATGACACGAGCATCTGCACTAGAACTAATTAGGAAAACAATGGATATTTCCTTTTTTAGTAGTAGTTCAAATATGACGGGGAAATACTATGGTGTTCGTGGAAAGATTATTCATGCTTCCATGTATGCTGCCCCTAAGGTCTCTATGTCCTTGGTCGAGATATCCAAAGATGAGGCCGTGTCGCTATTTTCCTTAGCTCATATCTCGACAGACACCGGGATGTTACTATTAGAAGATCACACCAGAAATAGGTTCATAATAGATTTCCCTTATTATCTTGGGTCTGGATCAATGGCAGTTAGCTCATCTAATTTCGATGCCTGTAAAATACAGGCAATTAAAGACGATGGTAATTTTGAAAGGATAATTCTCGAGTCTGATAGAAATTTTATGTCTTTTGGTAGTTTCGGCAATAATATTAAAAAGCAACCAAAGACATCTCTTGACAAATTTGCGAAATTCTATAAAATAGTGAAACACGTCAAGGACGAGATTTACACATAATAGGGAATGAAATGACAAAACACGTTGATTTAAAGAAGTATGGTGAATTTGTAGATGGAGTAACAAGTGAGGTTAGTAAGGATGTTGAACGCTACATCGAGCGTATTAGATTCCTAGCTTCACAGGGGTGTGATGTACCTAGATTGACAACCGCTGGTATAGGGCTAGCAAGCGAAGGCGGCGAGTTCGACGAAATTGTGAAAAAGATTCTTTTTCACGGCAAGGAATATAATGAAGATAATATCTTCCATATGAAGCGTGAATTGGGCGACATTATTTGGTACTGGATGAATGCATGTATCGCATTAGGCATTGACCCGAATGAAGTTATCGCTGAAAATGTAACAAAGCTCGAGGCTCGTTATCCCGGCGGCGTCTTTTCTGTATGGCACTCAGAAAATAGAAAAGAGGGTGACCTCTAAGATTAATGAAGAAGACTTCAGTTCATCACTGGCGGTATGACGATGGCTGGAGTGATATACCATTTGCTCTACTGGATAAGAACAGCCCAACCACTAATACGAGATTTTTCAACAAAGAGCTTGTTGGATGGCACTGCTGGGTATATCCCGAAGATGACAGGGAGTTTGAAAGATGGATGAAAAAGAATATGACAGGAAAATACGATTGCACACACAGATTTAATTCTGGTGATCCTATGTATACTGTTATAATCCGAAACGATGAGGATGCTACCCTTTTCAAACTCACATGGAATCCGATACCCGATAGATTTCGAGGCCACGGCAGTAAATGAGAAAACTCAAGATAGGTGTTTGGCCCTTTCAGATAACCACACGCAACTTAGATAAAGAAATTGATAAGTGGTGTGAGGAATATTTAGGCTATAGGTTTCAAAATTGGTATAGCTATTTCATCAACGACAGAGAGAGAGTTTTTGCATTTAAGGATTCAGAAACTCTTCTTGTTTTTAAATTAAAATGGAAGCACAATGATTAAACTGTTTAGAAAGACTGTTCGCAATTTTATGAAATGGGCAATAGGTGCAGATGAGCCAGTAGAGTGTGTGCCAGACCATTATCAAAACACTCAGTCCAAGGTGATGTCTGGGGGTGGGCTCAATGATAGAAATAACGGTATGAATTTCACTGTATTCAACGCTACAGGCGGCAAGGTTATTCAGTTTACAACCTATGATATGACTAGAGATAGGGGAACATCCAATCTTTATGTTGTTACAGACAGGGAAAATCTCGGAGAAGAATTGGCTCAGATCATCACTAGAGAAAGTTTAACCAGATAATGGATGTAACTAACGATAAATGGGCCGGTCGTCTTTTAAAGATGGCTAAGGACATAGCCGCTTGGTCCAAAGACGAGTCAACCAAAGTTGGAGCAGTTATTACTACCACAAATGGTTCACCTGTTTCGTGGGGTTTTAACGGTATGCCTATGGGGATTGACGATACTGTCCCGGAGAGGCACGAACGTCCCTACAAATATAAATGGATGGCCCACGCAGAGCGTAACGCGATGGATTTGGCATCTAAGTCCAATCTTTCTGATTGTGTAATGTTTGTTACATTTTCACCATGTTCAAATTGTGCCCAATCTATTATTCAGCGTGGAATAAAAACAGTTGTCATAGACGAAGAATTTATGGCCGAGAAAATGCCAGAAAGATGGCAAGAGGATATGAAAGTTGCTGTAGAGATGCTCGAAGAAGCAGGAGTAAAGATAATTGCTGGCCGACCCGAATAATACCTGGTTAGCACCTACCAAGGAAGAGCAGACACTACTGATATTGCAGGGTAAGTGTCCGCATAATCAGGGTTGGACATACATAGCAAGATATGCAGATGAGATTCTTTACAAATGTAGAATGTGTGGTGAATCCAAAACCATTTGACAAGATTTTTGTCTCTGTATAAAATATAGACTCAACAACTCAACTTTACAGAAAGTGTAATATGAACAAGCAAACTACTCCTAAGGCGCCGCCGGTGAACCTGAAGGAACAGAACGCGGCTCATACCTTCCGTGTTACGATTCGTGACAGTGTGCATTTTTACAAGATCGTTAATTGGCTGAATGCCAACGTCGGCAAGGGCGAAGATAAGTGGACCATGGAAGGTCGTGTTCTGAAGACCCTGAAGCAAGGCAAGACTGTTTCCCCGAAGGTTTACATCTTCCGCCAAGACTTCGACGCTGCTTCGGCGCTGTACCTTAGCTTGCTCTAATGGTGTACACGCACGACATTATCAAGATTGGTAATAATGTCGTGCTCTCTCTGAGGCACATTGAGAGCATGTCATTTCCCGATGACGAACAACAAATGGTCGTTAATGCGTTGAAGGACGACATTCTATTAAATGTCGTTATGTCATCTGGGAGTGAGCATTCAATCTCAATTGCCTCAGTGCAGATGAACAATCCCTACCTGAGACGCGCCGACAAGAATGAATTAAGATCTGCAATTTACGATAGATGGTGTCATATTCTAAAAGGGGTGGTATGAAACAGCAAGGAAAATGTATTACAGGTGATCCAATCCGCATTGATAGTTTTACTTCTAGCTGGATGTCTGTTCGTATGCATCCGAGTAGTTATTATCGACGCCAAGACGAGATTACAGAAAGTCTGAAAAAGTCAAAGGGTCTATATGCCGAAATTGACCAAGGCCAATTTGTCGTTATTCGTTTTTCTGAGAAGGACGATGTAACTGCCTTCCATCGCCGACATCACGAATACATATGACAAAATTACTCCATACTCGTACAAAGATATTTTTTCCAGATCCGTATGTGGTGAGGATGGAGTATGGGGCTGATACGACTATGGATTCGGCTGAGTCCGATTATAGAAAAGTAACAAGGAACGCATATAAGTTAATTCAGGGTACCTGGGGATATACCAAACTCGAATACGAGCAGTCGCAGACGAAGAATGATCATAATCATGTTGCGCCACCGGGCCCAAATCATTTCAACGGGATGAATCAAGCTCAGATCCTGGGTACACTTTTTTCTCCTGACTGGTCCCATGTTCTTCGGGGATATCTCTGCTTCAAGGACGAGCTAGATGCTCTTCAATTTAGGTTATCTATTGACACACGAGCAATTCAAGTTCGGATGTGGCCCTCGAGATGGTTTACCATACACGAGGTAGTGGAGGAGAATGAATCCTGATTTCCACGGCGCCGAATTTAAAAGTTTCAAACTATTGAAATTAAGTTCTGAATTTACATCTTATTTCAAAAGAGTAGATACCACAATAAATTCAATTAGGCCAGATTCCGAAATAGATAATTCTAAATTCGCCTGGCCATTCCGTGTTGAATTTGTTGAGCAGATATTTGACCTATCTGACAGCACTCTTTATATAGTAGATACCGGTGAGCTCGAACTCTCACAGAATACGTATGGTACGGCGGTACTACACATAGTAGATAAACCGGTGATGTACGAAGGGAATATGTTTACTCCCGACCTCGGGAGACTCCTTGCTATAGAGGATGCTGATTCAATTGAACATAATAGGATCGGTGAGAATAAATTCTTATTATGTTCCGAAAGCTTTAGAAATAATCGAGTAGCATATAGTCATAAAGAATTTGAAATGAATATCTTTAGTGTGCATGGTTTGCCCGTAGTGCCAAAAAAAGACGTAGGCTATACAGCACTGTTCTATGATTTTATATGGGCCGCACTATATAAAGATACGGTTACTCGGGAATTAAGGAAGAGAAAAGAAGCTGTATCAGCAATTACTCGCCTGTTCAGGGCATAGTATAAATATAGAGAACACAGGGGTATTCATGCATCCATTCCTTGACGTAAGTAAACTTTCCGACGAAGAAATTATTGAAAGGCTTGGTAAGGCTTATTCTTATATGAATGCTCAGGTAGCTCTCGGGCATAATCCAACCGTGCTCAGCATCAAAGAAATTATTCAATCATTAGAAGATGAGAGACGTACACGTATGCAAAGAACAATGGATGAAGAATTCAAGAGAAAATATCCCGATGAGAATAAACCAATTGAATTAGGTAAGCTCGACGGATAAGGAAGCACGGAATGATTAAAAGAGGTCGAAGCATTATTAAAAGTCACATGACTCTTGAATATAATTTTACAGGAATTAGGATTCAGGAAAGTGTACTAACTCCAGTTGACTGGAAGTTAACAATAGATCTTGTTGCCACAGGAAAGAAAGGCAAGACAAAGGATGAAGTAGAGTATGAAGCGGGGATTACATACCAGAAGATTTACTTTTGGCTAGATACTAATTTGCCTCATATTTTGATGGTTGACGTTAGCAACGAAGATGATCTATATATCTCTAACCTTTCATCAAATATTATGATGTATTGCCCGGGCAATCCTGGCGATGACATGATCATACGCCTTTTGCATTCTAAGGTATCGGCTCTAGCCGATCCAGAATTGATTGTCGGGGAAATGCATTTAAAGGGCAGCGACACGTCGTTGCAATATACCTTTGATTGTGCTGATGGGGATTATGATTTACCGGCAACAACTACCGAATATTATACCGAGGGTACAACACGAGACACACAGCCGTGGTGGACAAGGAACGACGGGTTTTGTTTTGAATTTGTAAGACCTGCAGATACTGAAATACCTGACGAGGAGCTATTCAAAGATATTTCAGATCCTATGGATGAGTTCCGAAGAATTATGTCCGAAATGGTAGATACACACATAGGGTTAGTAAGAGAACCCGCTAGAATTGTTCAGGTAGAAAAATGGAAGCCCAAGACGGTGTAAAAGTAAACATGTATGGTCAGGCCATACTATCAAGCGATAACCTAAGAGAACTTCTATTACAGGGAAAAAATATAAGTCACTTGAATGTTATTTTTGATGAAGAGATAAAATTATTTGAAGAGTATCAATCTGCACTATTGTCCGAAACAGTTACATTCCTGGATGCACCCGAAGAGGTATTAACATTTGATGAGTTCCATCAGAATTGCGCCGATGAATGGATTTTTCCTGTAGTATATCAGCAAATAGATGTTCTTTCCTGGCTTCTTGATAAATGTAAGACACAGGAAGAGATTGATCGCGTAAACGACGAATATACTCTTTATAAGGAGCGTGATCTAATCATGCTTCTAAGATTGTTTATATTTCTAGTCGACTACATGAGAAAGAATAAATTCGTCTGGGGAGTAGGTCGCGGATCTAGCGTTTCTTCGTATATACTGTACCTAATAGGTGTTCACAGAGTAGACTCGTTGAAGTACGGATTCGATATTAGAGATTATTTAAAATAGGAAAAGAAAAAAATGAGTAGACATGTTACATACCGCGGCGTTACCATGGATATGGATTCATTGCGCAGAGAGAATGAAAAAGTTCCAGCAATCGGAAACATGAAGGTAAACGCCAAGGGCGACCAGATCAATCGTGGTTCTATTACAAAGACTGCTGATCAGATTGCTAGAGAAAATCATCGTGTTCAGACTGCGGTTGTAAGTACAGGCCTAAAGGGTAAACAACCAGACGCAACAGGCATTTCTGTCGATACGCCGAAGGCGGCTAAGCCAGTGAAGGCTACGGTCAGTAAACAGGTTGAGCGTGAATTGCCATCGGGCGATATTATTATTGAAAGGGATTCCAGTGAAGGCTAAAGCATTAAAAGGCAAGGTGTTGGTTACTGATCTAGAGCGAGGTTCTAGAATGGTCGGTGGTATTATTATTCCCGATGATAACGGTAAGAGCGAAGGCATTCGTCCTCGTTGGGGGAGAGTATATTCCGTCGGCGAAGACATTACCGACATCACGGTCGGGCAGTGGATTCTCATTGAAAACGGGCGTTGGACTAGAATGCTTAAGGTCAAAGAAGAAAATGGCACCGACACCCAGCTATGGGGTGTTGAATGGCCGCAGTCTGTAATGCTTGTTTCAGACACTGATCCGGAGACAGCTATCTTTTCGCAGTGGGCTTGACGTTTATAGGGCCGATACGTTACACTTGTGTAACTGTATGTGATATAAAAGGGACACCGCTGTGAAAGACCTCTGGACAGAAAAATACCGCCCTAAGAAGATAGACGACTATGTCTTTAAGGACGAAAAACAGAAGAAGCAGATTGCAAAATGGATCGCCGGAGGAGCATTGCCGCATATGTTACTATCCGGTGCTCCGGGAACAGGTAAATCGACTCTTGTCAAGGTCCTGTTGAACGAACTAGGAGTAGATCCCTTTGACGTGCTCGAAGTTAACGCTTCGAAAGACAACGGCGTAGATTTTATCAGAGACAAGATCACCAAGTTCTCCGAAACAATGGGTGTTGGGGACATGAAATATATTTTCCTTGACGAGGCCGACGGTTTGTCGCCGGCAGCGCAGGGAGTCTTGCGTGGAACTCTCGAGAAGTATGCGAGCTCTGTACGATTTCTGTTAACTTGTAATTATCCGCATAAGATCATCGACGCTATTAAATCTAGATGTGAGACTGGTCGTATGCACATCGAAAAGCTCGATACAGACGAATTCTATATGCGCCTAATGAATGTACTCGTGCAGGAAAATGTCGAGATTGATCCCGATGCCTTAGAGGAAATAAAGCAGAAAACATATCCTGATCTACGTCGCGGGATTAGTATGATTCAGGCTAATTCCTTCGGCGGAAAGTTAGTATCTCCCGATATCGATAGCGAAGTTGTTTCCGATTATAAACTAGACATGATTGCTTTATTTAGGTCTAAGAAATACAAAGAAGCACGTCAGCTCATTTGTACAAAGGTTGGGAGAGAAGAGTATGAAGATATCTATACCTTCATGTACCAGAATTTGGAGGTATGGGGTGAAGAAGACGAAAAGCAGAATAAGGCTATTCTTGTAATTCGGGATGGATTAGTCAAGCATACAATGTGTGCTGATGTTGAGATTAATCTTAGTGCAACTCTTGTAGAGTTAGAAATGATTGCTAAAGGTGTATTATAAAGGTAAATTATGGCAAAAGAAAAAGTATTCATTGTAGTATCGCATTTAAACAGTCTTAAGAAGAATGAGAGAACAGGGAAATCTATCCCTAATGAATGGGAAGTTACTGAAACTGTTGAGTTTGTAAATCAACTAAAGAGTAAGCATACTTCCATGGCTAGTGTCATTGGTGATTACCTTAACAGAAAAATTGTTATCGGCTCGAGATTTGGTTTCGATGATTACGATAAGTTCGAAAGCTATATTCGCACCAAGTATCCAAAACAAATGGCAGAACTAGATGGTGCATACCGTGAGAGTCAGGTCAATGTTGAACCGGTTAGGGAAGTGTTCGCCGATCAATTCGGAAATATCAGAGAGAAGACAGTCTTCGACGTATGAAGAAAGAAAAGATTATTCTGACCGACGCCGACGGTGTTTTAGTTGACTGGAATACCGCCTTTGACAAGTTTATGGCCCGCCATGGTCATCCTCGTGTCCCTGAGACCGATTCCGAATATAACATATCTATACGACACAATGTTACAACTCATCAAGCGATGGAGTATGTTAAGCAGTTTAATGAAAGTGTCGATATTGCAACATTGTCACCGTTTGCTGACTCAGTTGAGTATGTTAGGCTATTATCGGAATTGGATTTTAGATTTGTTGTTGTAACAAGTATCAGCAGCCATCCAGACGCAAAAGTTCATAGAACAAATAACTTAATTGACTTGTTCGGTGATGTTTTTGACGATATACATTGCATTGAGCAAGGTGCCAGTAAGGCTGCTATTCTTTTGAACTGGGCTGATACAGGATATTTTTGGATTGAAGATCATATGCGTCAAGCTGAAGCGGGACACGAGGCCGGTCTTAAAACAGTTCTGATTAATCATCCTTATAACTATCACTATAAGACAGATTTATTTCCAACTGTGAGTTATGATACTCCGTGGAATGAAATCTATAACATGGTACTAAAAGAATATCAAATTTGACATAAATAATGTGTGAGGTTTTGGAGCACACATTATGTCAGTAAGAGAACTTATTCGAAGTAATCCCTGGAAGGCCCTTCTAGGTTCGGTATCCTTAAGCACTATAATTTTTACCGGCGTTGGTATGGTGTTTTCGGAAGCAAGATATGCCAAGGCCGATACCGTTCGAATCGATCAAGAAATAACAGTTCAGCTAATTCGCAACTTAGAAAAACAAGTTGACGAATTAGCTAATAAAAGTAATTGATTGTGGAGTGAATTATGACAGTAGCAGACACATTCAAGAGTAACCCAGTTAAAATAATACTGGGATCGGCAGGATCAATCATTGCTGTGGTGGGAGCCCTATTTACAATTGATGCAAGATATGCCCATGCAGCGGACGTTGAGAAAACTAAGAAAGAAACACAACAGGTTATTAAAGAAACTGCTGTAATTTTAAGAAAGCAGGTTATAGAAGATAAGCTTTTCGAATACGACGTAAAAAAAGAACAAGCACCAGATAGAAGACTTTCCCCATTAGATTCAGCAATGCAACAGAGATATAAAAGACAATTAGACGATCTCAAATCAGGAAGAATACCAGAATAAAAAAGGCCCCTAAGGGGCCTTTTTTGTTTACTCCTTATATTTTATTCGTCCTCTCCGTATACCTCAAGAACTTCAGCAACGAGTGGGTCACGTTCGATGTGGCATCTCTGAAATGTGCAGACAGCCATCGATTCCTTATTGTTCTGAGCAAGTCTCTCAAGAAAGTCCTTTAGCCCGTTTTTGTCATAGCCTCGATCATGTTGCTTCAGGTCACCTGTGACAACCATGCTGCTGCCTTCTCCGATACGTGTCAATAGCATCTTTGTTTGATCGGGGGTAGCGTTCTGCATTTCATCTGCAATGACATAAGCATTCTTAAATGTTCTGCCTCGCATAAAGCCGAGTGGTGCAATCTCAATTGTTCCTTCATCAAGCATTCGTTTGGTTTCTTGTAGACCGTAATATTCTTCAAAGACATCAAAAATGGGTCTAGTCCATGGTTCCATTTTTGCATTTAAGTCTCCTGGTAAAAACCCGTGTTTTTCGTCAACGCTAACTGCTGGGCGTGTAAGAATAATTTTCGTAATCTCCTGTTCTCGTAGAGCCTTAATTGCTCTTAAAACTGCCAGGAGGGTCTTCCCTGTCCCCGCTGGTCCAACTGCAAATACCATTCTCTTCTCTAGAAGAGCTTCTACGTATGTCTCTTGTGCTGTATTACGAGGTAGCATCTCAACTCTCTTGTAATTTCTGTTGCCTAATTTCACTACATTT